CCCATTGGAATTGATCTCCGCTCGATTGTGAATTTCCGGTCCCGCGACCAACGGATGCCGAGGGTCATGCGACTTCGCCCGTTTCGACAATCGCAAGCCCCAGCTTGTCCAACGCAACTAACAGATTATCCGCCCACTCCTCGCGAAGATTGCGCGTTACTTTGTCGTGGCTGTAGAGAAAATACCCGGTTGGATCGGACAGCCTGACTTCGGTGTGACGATCTCGCGCGTATCCAGATGGCCTGCCCGCAGGATAGCCGCGGCAATGCGCTCGCGGATATGCCCGGTCGGCTCTACCGTTTCGCCATAGCGGTTTGTGATCGGGTATTTCATCGTCAGCTATCCATTGAGCGAAGATTTGGTGTTGCGGGCGCATGAGCTAATTTCCCGCGCTCGTAGCCTGGCGGCCATTGACACGGGACGCGCCAACTACCGTCGCGGTTGCGCGGCAGGCTCTTGCCGGATTTCTGGCGCGTGTAAGCATCCCACGCGTCAAGCTCCTCGCTGCCGAACTTCGCAAGATAGCCACTCGAAGCTGTTTGCGAGGCCGCGCCATTTTGCGGTTGCCTGCCGAGCTTTTCGGCCGATGTGCGAACCCAATTACGCCATGTCGCAGACCAGTCCAGCTTGACGCCGCCGCTCCCCGCCCGAGATATCCAGTAATCTCGAAATCGCACTGCCTCGCGGTCAATCTCGGCTGCTGATAGCCCCTCCGCCTTGGCAGAAACCCTGTCAGCTTCGCAAGGCGACCAGTCAGAAGTTAGCCGCGTACCACGTGACGCTCGGTCGCTGTTTTGCCTCTTACTATTTTTAATCTTAGTATCTATAGGCGAAACAGCGTTAGCGTCACATTGTGACGCTTTGTGACGCTCTGTGACGGTTTGTGACGATTCACCTACAGCGTCACCGTGTGACGTTTGGTGACGATTTGTGACGTTTTGTGACGCCTTATTTTCTCTCCATCGTCGCGTTCTTTCTGCCCCGGACGAGCGCACGGAGGCCGACGCCACACCAGCCGCATAGATTTCGGCAGCGATTGACCCAGCCTCAGCCGGGTCAACGCCGGACCGGATCATGCGAGCGATCAATGGACCTAGGGCGCTCATTTTCGATTAGATGCCCTAGCGACCGCGAGAATTTGCCCTGCAAGCTTCTCGGCATCCTTCATTTCTATCATCACTCTCGCGAAGCGCTCGCCACGGTGAAGGGAAGGCCATTCTTGGCAAAGAACTAAATCGCCGTTGCCGCCCTCGAATACGGAAATCGCCATGAACTTTTCGTCGCTTATCATGGAAGCAGCCCCAGCGCGGCCATATAGGCGTCAACATCGGCCTCAAGCTCTGCCGTTGCCTTCTGATCGGCACGCTGTCGACGGACAACCACGCGCAAAGCCTTCGGATTGAACCCGTTTGACTTGGCCTCCGCATAGACATCGCGGATATCGTCAGCGATGACCTTCTTATCGTCTTCCAAGCGGTTGATCCGCTCGATAACCGACTTGAGTTGCGCGTTCGAATTATGCCCTGCTTGCGGCTCGCTCATGTCCTGTGCCCTCTGCTGATTTGAATGGTGTAATGGTGATGCGGACGCCTTCGACCTCACGATTCCAGATCATGCGGACCTCGCGCAAAATGAGATCGTGGTCGGCCTCGATGATTCCGAACTCAACGAGGAGATCGGTGCAGCCCTTTTCGAGGTTGACCAAATCGCGCCTGCGGTTGTCCTTGCCTTCCTGGACCTCGTATAGAAGGGAGACAGGGCCGCGCACCGGAATGACGTTCTGGCGATTAAGGCGATATCCGGCCTCCTGACACCAATCTGCATAGCGCTGCGATTTGTGCCGGCGCGTCTTGCCGTCCGACCACATGGCGTTAACGCTAACGGGGAACGGCAATTGGATGACTGTCATTGCCCGCGCTCCAATCCCTCTCCTGGCCGTACATAAATTTCCTTACACGCGATCCGGTCGCGGCCAGCCATTTGATCTGCGAGCGCGCGGGTTTCATAAGCGGTTCCAGCCGATCCGGCGACGCCGCGATAGATGTTGACCCAATAGGTTTTTGATTGCGGCTCGGTCATCGTCGCTCAACACCTCCGCCAACTTTAATTTTGAATGGCGAATTGCGATTGCCGGGAAACCGCGACGGCTTCTTGATCCCAAGATACCGGTTCCTAATCCGGTTGCACTTCGCAATGATCTTGGAATCCTCTTTCGTCTTACCCTTGTGGCATTTGACGTGAGCGGGACGCAGGTTCGCCCAATCGTCGCGCCCGCCGATCTCTCGGGCCTCGACGTGTTCGACCTCCCACGCCTCGCCACGTCCCGCATTGATGGCAACGCCGCAGAGGTAACAGCGCCCGCCATGCTCTAGGAAGAGCTCGGCGCGCTGGTTGCGCGTGAGAGATTTGCGTGGGCGCTGAACGCTCATGACGAACCAAACTCAATTATTTGACCGCCTGCCGCGATCCATGCCTCATCAAACGACAGGCCGCGATCCATAAGGAGTTTTACTTCCGCATTGAATTTCATCTCTTCGCGCCTAACCAATGCGTCGAGACGGCGCTCACGAGCGCGGATTGCTCCTGCGGTCATCGACAATTCGCGGCGGCTCATGACATCACCGGATCATGAAAGACGACGCCATGCTTCGCGCCGAACGCATGAATGAGTTCGAACAAGTCGCTCATTTCCTCTTTCGATAGATCAGACGATGATCGCCCCAAGTTGACGAAGCCTGTCCCATCAATGTTCGGGACCATGCGCAATTCACGCTTGAGGCCATCCAAAAACATCAGTTTCCAATCGTCTGCCGACAGCCTGACACCGTGCCATCGGAGTTGTGTTGCAACGTCCGTCAGCATTGACCACATTTTGTCATTCTGCGGTAATGTGCGGCGCGGCGCCTTGAACTCGACACGGCTTCCCGGAGGGACGCGCATTGCCCAATGGGCAACACGCTCCCTGTCTGCTTTCCCGTTAAGTGTGACGAGCGCTCGGCTCATCGGATTTTCTCAAATGGGCTGGCGTAAATAGTCGAATAAACGCCCTTGCTCTTGCTATCCTTGCGAACCAGAACCCGCCTCGGGAACGTCAACGCTCGTTCCTCGGTCCATCCTGCTTTGAGACGAGAAAATATCACGTTCACTGGCAGCCCAGTTTCTTTCGACCATTCCGCCATCGTGCGGCGCTCGCCATTGAACACGAGGTATCGACTAGACCTGCGGTTGTTCGCCTGCTCCGATTTGGTTGCCCAGCGGCAGTTGCCAGGCTCATAATCACCATCGTTGTTAATGCGTTCGATTGAGTGTTGCCGGCTCGGCTTTGTGCCCATATCTTGAAGGAATGCGAGGAAGCTATTCTCCCACCGCTTGCAAACTTTAATCCCACGACCGCCATACTTCGGGTAATTCGGATTTTCTTTGTTGCGGCACCGAGCGCGCATCCCATTCCAAGTGATGTACTCGCCGGACGCCCCACCCTGCGGCTTGTGACCGTGGCGATAGTTCCGAGCCTCTTCTCCGAAAGGATGCGTTATCGGCTTCATTAGCGCCACTCCATGAGGAAAGGCACGTCGTCGTCCATGTCTCTGCGAGGTAGAGAACCTTGGCGCTCACTCTTGCCCGTCGCGTCGGCATAGGAGTTCCGTTGCGGAGTGGTTTCGGAGCGTTCGCCCGCAGGCTTATCCAGCATCGTCAGAACGCCGCCATAGCCGTTTAGAACGACTTCGGTGCTGTACTTCTCGACGCCGGATTGATCGGTCCATTTTCTCGTGACCAACGAACCTTCCACGTGAATTTTCGCACCTTTTTTGACGTACTGCTCCGCGACCTTTGCTAGCCCTTCATTGAAAATTACGATGCGGTGCCACTCTGTTTTTTCTTTCCGCTCGCCGGTCGCCTTGTCCTTCCACGATTCCGAAGTTGCCAAGGTGAGATTTGCAATCGGGCGACCGTCCTGAGTGTGGCGAATTTCAGGGTCTTTGCCGACGTTGCCGACCAAAAACACGCGATTAACCGAACCTGACATTTGCCCGCTTCCTTTCGATGCTCTCTAGCTTGTCTTCAAACCGATGAAGCCGGGTGTGGCCCGATCGAGTTACTAGCGCGAGATTATTGGGGTTATTATTCGACCTGTCGCGGTCGATGTGGTGGACGACTTCATCAGGCAATAAGCGCCGCCCCAGTCTTTCTTCCATTACAACGTCATGTTGACAGCGATGCTTATGTTCGCCGCGTGTGAGTTGAACATATCCGTTTGATCTAACGCTAAAGCCTTTCGCGTTTTCTTCGCCCCACTTTGTTCGACCAATTGAAATATTGTTCTTCCACTCCTTAGAAAACTCTCGGTTCGTCCCCTTTAATTTCTGCCCGAGACCTTCCCTGATCCGCAGCGCCTCGCCGCGAGACCGTAACGTAACGCCAGCTTTCAACAGTTCTGCGCGAACGCGACTTCTGTTGATCCCTGTTCGTCCAGCAATTTGTGGGATGCTCTGGCCTCGTTCATACATTTCGGCCAGTTTATCGCGCACGCTGCCAGCCATCATGCCGCCTCCTTCATGCCATAGAGGCTATTAAGCTGTTCGATCTTGGCGCTGATCTCTTGCAGGAAAGCCGCAACTTCGGTTTCGAGTTCAGCAATCCGCTTATCGTCGCGCTCGACGCGCTTAACGAACATGCTCATGGACTCTGGAAGGCGCGGATCGAAACTGACAAAATCGCACCACTTCCGTCCGGTGCAGGCCATCTGCCAAAGCATTTGCGTGACGTATTTTGCTGGCACAGTCTGGCTTAGCAGGGTGTCCAGGTGCGTTGCTGTGTTTGGGCACTTGATCTCAACAAGGCCATCATCTCCAACGAGGCCGTCAGGCGATGCCCCGGTCATCTCGATTGACGGATGATCGACAAACCCGATCTCGGCCACGGCAGCATCACGGAAGAACTCATAGGCCGCGCGGGCATCAGGTTCGTGATCGGTGCCCCATTGCATCGCAGCGTTGGTGAAACGCTCTGCTGGTTCTCCGGTCAACCGTTCGGCAATCAACTCTGCCGCATAGTTTGCGCGGGATGCACCCCATCCGCTTCTGGTCTTGGCGACCACATCAGCCACGCGCGACGCCGTAACGCGACCGCAGCGGATAGCGTGCCACTCTGCGCTGCCTTGGATAATCTCGCTCATGCCTGCGCCCTTTTCTTGTTGAGCGCCGCGACAGCGCGGTTGAAGTCCTTAGCTGCAAGATCGGCCAAACTTGCAATCTTCATGTATTTACAAAACGCGACCTTATCGGCCCCCACATCGTCAGCGAGCGCGACCAATTGCATCCGCTGTTCGTCAGTGATCTTATGGCCGACAGATGCAGACCCACCGTCATCGTCGCGTTCTGCCGCAAGGCCAAGCATCTGCACGAGGGAATAGCGTTGCAGATATGTCAGCGTCGATCCGATGGCCTGAATTGCGTTCTTCGAACCTGTATTATCTGCCGGTCCCGAAAGCGTGGTTTCCTCGCTATGCCCAGCCTTGTGAGACAGAACGCAAGTCACGCTGATGCGGTCTGTCTGCGACGTGCGGAAACGGTATGATAGACCATGCTTGCCCAGGATCGGATCAACCACCTTTGCGATAGCTGAAAAGTCAGCATAGCGTTTCTCGTTATGGCCCGTCGCGTTGCGCTCAATTGGCGGAATTTCCAGCTTCGCCGCAGAGATTGCTTCATCGAAAGCCTTGCGCGCCTGATTGGCCTCCCAGCGCTCGCTTAGGCCCATCAGCTTTTCAAGCACATCGATGTCAGCGCCGCCTTCAACGGCCTTCGCGAGCATCGCCATAGGCGTGACGATTGCCGGCAATTGATCCTGCTGCGGGATAACAGACACCTTCTCAAGCGCACTCATTTACTCTCTCCTGTGATTGATTTTCCGAAACTTGATCCTTGTGAAGGCCACGATTACCAGCCTTCAAATCCCGCATCACAATGTCAGCCAGCGCGGCTTCCAGTTCATTGCGCCGGATTGAGTGCGGCTTCTCCAGTGCAATCAACTCGGATAAATGCTTGTGCTGCTTCTTGAGCGGCCAGCGCTGGATGCGGCGCATCGTTGCGGCGATGGAGAGTTGTCTCATGCAGCCAACCCCATGCTGCGCAAAGCGCGCTTCTCAGTTCTTGGCGTGAACACGACCGCCCGATGCGCCGGGCACCAACTGCCAACGATTGCCGGATGCCCACAGAACAAAACGGGCTGCTGTTGCGTGATCCAGCGGCATTGAAACGCGCGGATGTCATCAAATGCGATGTTGAGCGGATCAAGATCGACCGCAGGATCAGGAGCTAACACTGGGGCTTTTGTCTCTGCGCTGTACGCACCCCAACGTGTTGCGACGACGGTAGACTTTTGAGGCTTGGGCGTCTTCGCTTTAACCGACTTGCGTTGACCGGATATAAAGCGGCGCCGCTCAAGTTTAAGCCGATGCACTTTGCCAATCACTGCATTGCGCGTCAGCCCGCAATTCAATTCAGCCGCTATCTGCGAGCATGACAGGCCAGCCGCATATAGCTTCTTGAGGCGTTCTGTTCTCTCAAGAGGCCATAAGAGCGTTGGATTGCTCATGCGCTTTGCCTCCGGTCGAGAGCAACCTTCGGCTGATCGTTGAAGATCGCCTGCGAAATGGCCTTATTCTTAATGCTGCTCGCGCTTCGGTTAAGTTCGCGGCCTATTTCAGCGTGCGTCTTTCCAGCGCACAACATGCGCCGCAGCGTGGCTACTTCTTCTTTTGTCCAGATGGTCGATGTCATCTACTCGCCCTCGCCCACCATATTCGGACTCTCAGTATCGCTTTCCGCATCAAAGCCTTCAGTAACCGCATTTAGATCGTTCCTTATGGAGCGCAGGCGCTCTTCATCTTTCCGGTTGAGTTGTTCGACGCGCTCACAAAGATTGCTGTATGCAATTCTGATTTGTTGAAAGAGCGGGGTTCGCGGCTCGCCTACCCCGCCTCTGTTGTCCAGATATTTGCGGACCCATGAATCGGACATGCCGATCATCCGTCCGATGTTCTTGTAAGCCAAAGTCCGAGACCCGACGCGGCGGGCTTCTTTCTCAACCATCGCGCTAATGGCGCTTCTGGTGGTGGACGTTAACGCGGCGGCACTCACTGGCCTTCTCCTGACAATCTTTGACAGCATTTTCCAAATTCCTTCATGCAAATTGCTCTGCATGGAAGGAGACAACGAAGAACTAACTTTCGTGACACTCTTGGCGGCAACCAGGAATGTCGTGACGTGGCTAAAACTTCACGAGCAACAAAAAGAACACAGTGAAAGGAAGGATGCCGAGAATGACGACGATCCAAAGCGCGACGTAAAACAGCCAGAACGAACCAGCGAATACGTCCAGCATCGCTTGCGCGAGCTTCGCGAATTTGAGCGACGCGCGAGCGGGAAGAAATGATGCATCGCGCCGCGTAAGGTTTGGCGCGTAGTGGGAGCCGGGCTGCATGTCGTTGCCCCCGAGTGCAGTCCGGTTGCTCATGCTTCAACTCCCTGCTTCTTAGGAGAGAGCATCGCCGTGAAGATCGAAATATCAGTTTCGCGCTCGATAACGGGGCTGAATTGAAACGACGGGAACGGAACCCACCGATGGCCGAAGTGCCACGCTCCAATTACATGCAGGCATGTCCACTCGCGTTGAGTAAGCACGTCACGCACGATAGAGACAGCAGCGACCTTATAAACCTCTTCGGCATTAAGATTGTGCGCGAGGAGTTCGAACTTACGAAAACGCGCAAACAAACCCGGCTTGCGGTAGGCGACGCGTCGCTCATCATCGACACAAACAACTTTCTGCCCGACGTGAAACATCAGACTTCCCCGCTATGAATGATGATGATCTGAAACAGCGCGCCAAGCGCGACGATGGCGAAGATGAGGAAGAAGATGAGTTCGGTTGATGAGGTCATGCGGCCACCCGCTGCTCTGCCTTCGGGCCGCGTCTCTCAAGCTGAAACGGAATGCCGTATTGCTTCGCGATGCGCGCCACGTAGCGATAAGGCGCGTCAATCTCCCAAGCCGCTTCAGCGTAGGTCAGGCCACGCGCAGCAAGCTCGGTCAGATGCGCGACCATGAGGCGCGTGGCGGGGGTCATGACCGACTCCACTTACGGCCAGCCATGTCGTAGGCTTCACCGTTTTCATCGACGTGAAGGAGAATTGTGCGATGAGTGAACCCACGTCCGGAAAAGTGATTAAGATCGGAGACAACTCGATTAGAATCGTTGGAGGCCAAGACGTTCAACCGATCAGCGCCGACTTGTTTTCCGAGATGTGGGTTTGGAATGGACAGGTTCATCTCGGCTTTGCCGACCTCTCGCGAGACGGAGATGCTGTTGCTGAGGCCAGAATAGTCGGTCGCATCCGCATGTCGTTGCCGATGGCGAAAGACCTGCTGCACTTTCTTCAGAAAGTGATTGATGCCGAAATGCCGGGACCTGAGCGCGCGAACTGAAATCATTCCGTGGCTCCGTCTTGCTCAGGGCCACGGAATTGAAGGTCTTCAGCGACGGCCTTGAACTCGGCCGCGATCTGGTTGGCGCACCGGCCAACACACTCGCTGCAAATCTTGCAGCCATTGGTCGTTATGAGCCTGAAAACATCTGCATGGCTCTTGCCGCAGAACGAGCAATTACCGTCGCTCATGATGCAAGCTCCGATGACTGGCCCATGCCCCAGAGCGAGTAAGGCGCGGTCGCACCTTTTGCTTCGAGCGCTGATTTCAGGGTGAGGTATGTGTTTGCCGGGAATGAATTGGCCTTACGCCAATTGGAGACTGCCGGATCAGAACGGCCTGTCAGCTTGGCGACGGCACGCGTCCCTCCAAGGATATCGACAACGGCTTCTGCGGTGTTGAGGGGCTCTGACATGCTCCATGGCTTACTTCAAGAAATTTGAAGTGTCAAGCCGTCGCGCGTCTTCAGGTTTTAGAAATGTGAAGTTTTAAGATTTTGGACTAGGTTAACCGGCATGGAAGAACGTGAGTCAGGCGGTAAACATTCACCCGTTGCGCGGCGATTGCGCGTTTTGAGGAAGGCCGAGGGCGATGCTAGGCCCGTCGTCTGGGCCCGGCGCGTCGGCTGGTCGATCTCACAACTTAGTAATTATGAAAGTGGCGTCCCCCTCTCCAAGAACGCCGCGATTGGTCTAGCAAAGCTGATTCCTGGCTTGACAACGGACTGGCTGTTCCTCGGTAGGGAACAGGGTCTAAGCGTTGATCTCTTGCGCCGGATTGAGGCCGCCGAGGCGGAACTTCGGGTGGAAGAGGGCTGGGATGGAGGGGATGGTCCCTCAATATTTCCCGAACGGAAGAATATTAGCTGCTAGCGGTCCCGGCTCCTCGGGACAGTCTAGCAGGAACTTTTCAACAAGTTCCCTCGCGGCCTGCAGCACCAAGAGAGCGTCAGCTTGGCTTTCGGGTAGCTGGCTTGCCAAAACCAGCGCTTGTCGGCGGTGCCATCCAAGTGGTGTCCCCATTATATTCTCCAGTTTTTTAGGATTAGTTACCTAATAGAACATAGTGCGAACGGTTGCGCAACTATGTCAACCCCACGGCCGATGATTGACCAAATAAAGGTGGACTGCAAATGCTCCTTAAGATGGCATTTGCTATAAGTCACCAATCGCAACTTCAAATTTCTTGAAATTAGTCGTTGACAGCTTCAAATTTTCTGAAGTAGGATGCCTCCCATCAAACACCACGCACCCCCGGCCAGCCGGGACGATGGAGGGGAAGAACGATGGCCGTCAGCAGGAAGTGCCTCAAAGCATCAGCCGAAGCCCGCAAAGCGGGGGCAACGAAGTGTGGTTACCGCGCCCTTCTGATCGAGGGTGAGCGCGCTGCTCGCGCTGGCGTGGCAATCACGGATTGCCCGTACCAAGCTGGCACCGAGGAAGCCCTTAGTTGGACTGAGGGTTTCGAAGATATCGCAGCCGCCTAGCCCCGGAGCGCCGCCATGCCCACCCTCCCCGATTACAAAATGCACTACTTCGACCAAGGTCCAGTGGTCACCGCACAAGTCGCGCTCGGTTACTACGTCGCGTTTGAGCCGGATCGGCCCAATGTGCGCGGACGCGGCGATACGGTTCTTTCCTCCATCGCCAACCTGAACAAGGCAATCGAAGCGGCTGGCGAAGAGATTGAGGAGCGCGCGTGATGTTCATCGATCAAATGCACGACTACCGAGCATATTTGTTCGCGCGAGAGACTGCCGAGGATTTCCTTCTCGCTTACGCCAGAGCCGCAGTTAGCGACGATGACGCCTCATTCGCTCGAGAACGAGGCATCGAAGAGTTGCGCAAGATGGCGGCGCATCTTGGTTTTCAGTTGGTGCCAATCAAAGCAGTCGCGGAGGCAGCATAGCCATGACCCGCATATACATCGAGGAAGCCGCCAAGCTTGTCGTTGTGGCGCTATTCATCTCCATGGTCGCGGTTTGGGCGCTGGTGCTGTCATGATCGAAGTCAGCCTCACCACATTCCAACGCACTGCGCTCTCCGCATTAGTCGGAGAGAATGAAAAGATGGTCGCGTCTGGCGAGCTTTCAATTGAGCGCGCAACGACATTGCGCTGGCTCATCGCTCAAACGCTCACCGCATTTCGTATGCCGGCGGCCTACGAGCGAAGTAGGAACGACAACACATCACTAGCCGACCTTGACCGGGTTAACGCTGCGGTGGCGATTGAAGTTCAATCATAAGGAATAATGGCATGACGACATGGCTTGAGGACGATCGCGGCAATAAATGCAGCGTAAAATATTTCGGCTCCGAAATGGCCGCGCAGAAGGCGCTCGATAGTCTTAAAGAGTGCGACGATTGCGTTAACTGCTCGTACTGCTCGTACTGCTCGGGCTGCTCGGACTGCTCGTACTGCTCGCGCTGCTCGCGCTGCTCGGGCTGCTCGAGCTGCTCGGGCTGCTCGGGCTGCTCGAGCTGCTCGGGCTGCTCGAGCTGCTCGGGCTGCTCGTACTGCTCGGACTGCTCGCGCTGCTCGGGCTGCTCGTACTGCTCGTACTGCTCGTACTGCTCGGGCTGCTCGTACTGCTCGGGCTGCTCGTACTGCTCGCGCTGCTCGGGCTGCTCGGACTGCTCGGGCTGCGAGAACAAGAAAAACGAAACCGGCGATTTCGTGCCGCCTGCGATCCCGAAGATTGAGAATATCCACACCGTCATTCTTGAGGCCGCATCACAGCCGCAGGCGCTGGATATGTCTGCCTGGCACACCTGCGGCACGACACATTGTCGCGCTGGATGGGTTGTTCATAAAGCTGGCGAAGCCGGATATGCGCTGGAACGCTTTCACGGCACAGCACTCGCGGCTCAATTGATCTACCGCGAGAGCGATCCTAAGAATCCTGTCAGCCCCGTTCGTTTCTATGAGACGAATGAACAGGCGATGGCGGACATGAAGAAGCTCGCAGAACAAGAAGCATCTGCGGTGCCCGCATGACCAGCACACCAAGCAAGGCAACGGCGGGTCCGTGGGTCTATGAGGCCGACGAAACATCATCCGGGCCGATGTTCTCTGTGTATGACGCCTTCGGGCGTCGTGTCACAGACCCGCACGTCGAGGAACAGCAAGCCCGCCTGATAGCAGCCGCGCCGGACCTCCTTCGCGTTGCAGAATTGCTTGTAGATTGGCTTGATGAAGAGCCCGGCGCGCACAAGCTCTGCGACACCGTCCGCGCCGCCATCTCTCGCGCCACAGGTGAAGCATGAGCGCTGAACTGCCTAACGACGGCGGGGCTGCGTTCCCGCTTGGGACCGTAGATGGGTACTGCACCGACGGCATGTCTATGAGGGATTACTTCGCTGCGGCGGCGCTACCGGCTATCATTGAAATGATAGCGTCTAAACAATTTCCTTCGAAATCCGGTCAACCATGGACCGAGAATATGATCTCGCAGCAGGCATTCGCTTTTGCCGACGCGATGTTGAAGGCCCGCGCCTGTGCCGCAGCAGCGAGGGGAGAGTGATGCGCGTTCTCGTGGGCTGCGAACGATTTGGGCGAGTGCGTGAAGCATTTCTGCATCGTGGGCACGATGCATGGTCATGCGATATCGAAGATGCTTGCCCCCCGTCGAACCGGCATATCAAGGGCGATGTCCGCGCGATCCTTGGCGATGGCTGGGACTTTGCTATTTTCCACCCTGATTGCACCTATCTGACCAATTCGGCGGCGTGGGCATTTCGTGACCCGGATTACACCAAGTATCCCGGCGTCGGGTATCACCAAAAGATCAAGCCCGACACACTTGTCGGGGAAGCAAGGCGAGAGGCGCGGCGGCAAGCGGTCGAGTTTGTCTACGAGCTTCGCGATGCGCCGATCCGGCGAAAGGTGATTGAGAACCCGCGCGGATATCTTTCAACCGTCTGGCGCGTTCCTGATCAGACAATCCAGCCTAACGAATTTGGCGACGATGCGAGCAAGGCGACATGCCTGTGGTTCGAAGGCGACGTACCTCAGTTGATCCCGACAAAGCAGATTGAACCTCGTTGGGTCAACGGTCGGCCGCGCTGGGCCAACCAGACCGATAGCGGACAAAACCGCCTTTCGCCGGCAGACGGCCGCGCAATGGAACGCGCTGCGACATATCCAGGCGTCGCTGATGCATTTGCAGAACAGTGGGGAATTCTCGCATGAAATTGCCAGATCGTATCTGGGTCGAGCGCGATCCTGAGACCAATGAGAAGCGCTGGTACTCCATCAAAGGGACTGGTGAAGAATATGTTCGCCTCTCCCAAGCCGATCCGATGAGTGATCGAGAGGAGATGGTGGCGCTGGCTGACGAGCTGGACTCCTACTGCGAGAAATATTCTGGCGACTGGTCGAATGCGTTGCCGCCAATGTCATGGCAACAGCTACAACTCATAACTCAAGCTCTCCGCTCTGCCGCCCAAGCCGAGCCGGGATATGTGGCGGGGTTTGAGGCGTGTCGGGAGGCGGCGTTAGCGGCCGTGAAATCTCGCAGATGGTCAGAAGAAACAAAAGCCACGACGAACGGCGCGCGGACCTACGGTAACGAGGAAGCCTGCGACTTCATAGCAGCCGCCATCGCCGCGCTCCCTGCCCCGGCCACGGCAGCCGCAGGGGAGGAAGTGACGGTTCTTGCCGATGCCATGTGGCAATTGCTGGATGATATGGGCGCTCGTGGTCAGAGCGTCTGCCTTGCAGCGAAAGCGCAAGCTAGACTTGCTTATGAGCCGTTCCGGGACAAGTCCGAGGAATACGACGACTGGATGCCGGTTGAGGAAGCGCGGCGCATCATGGCCGAATGCGAAATGCCTCTCCCTGCTGCACCGACCAAGAGGAGCGCGACGTGACACCGAAAGAGCAATACGAGGCGCGCAAGGCGGAGCGCAAGAAATTGAAGGACATGGATTTACACACTCGCGAGCGAACGCAGATGGTCATGATGCTAGATACCTTTGACCGCTTCGTTACTGCCGTTGAACGCATCGCAGATGCTTTGGAGCCCCGGTCATGAGCGATTTGCGAGAGGCGTTAAAGCCTTGTCCGTTCTGTGGATGCTCAAACATTTCTTCAATGGAAAGTCTGGATTGGGTTGCATGTGAACGTTGCGGCGCGACGTTTGAAGATGTCGAGCCGAGTGCTATCGAATGCTGGAACGCTCGAGCCGCCATCTCGGCCCAGCCGCAGCCCGATGCGGTGGAGGCGGTGGCGTGGCTATGCGTCGATAAGGTAGAGCGACGACAGCACACCACGACGAGCGCCGAGGACGCCGCCGATCGACGGTCACGTCCGGGTGTGTGGACGGTAACACCACTCTACACCGCCCCACCCCTCGCCCCTGACGAGCGGTTGCGTAGGGCAATCGCCTCTTGTGAAGGCGAACAAAAAAAGTTCGAGGAATGGGCGACGGCGGCGCGCTACGACATGCACGAGCATCCGTTGCATTATCTCTTTCTGGATGCGAAGACGAATGCAGCACGCATGGGCTGGAAAGCTGCGCTGCGCTATGTCGAAACGTTGCTGCCGGCTGGCGCGGACGAGGGCAAGGAATCTGAGGGCGCAATCGCCGGCCCACTCAATCTTTGCCCGGAAATGCTGCGGCGCGACGCGCTATTAGATCGCCCCTCAGACCCCACCCCGCCAGACCCAAAACCGTGGCCTAATGGTTGCCGTAACCCGAACTCCTGCTCGATCCATCGGGATTGCATGTATCTGCAATGCAAGCACTACGAACGAGACATCAGCGGCGAAGTGGATGACGCCCTACAGCGCGGGGGTGCGTGATGGCACCGACTGACCGCAAGTATGTGCCTCGTGTCGAACCGTTCTATGCGTGGCTCTATGAAGGCCAGCCTAAGGACGAGTGGCCCGAGTGGCTGGCAAAGCATTATAGCGGATCATTCCACTCAGGAACGCTCGATAAGCATATCGGCAGATATGCGACAGCGACAATGCACAATGAACTCAAAGAGTTTTGGCGCTGGTTCGACGCTTATGAATTTGAGCACGAATATGTTGCCGCCGATAGCGAAACAGAGCTCCACGGAGGCCAGCGTGAGCGGTGATGTGAGCGACAAGGTACCTGCGATCGAGACGGACGAGTCCGAAATTCGAAAACTCGAGCGCCGCTACAGCATTTACTTCCTGCAACGTTCGTTGCACGGCGATGCAATTCGATGGCGAGAATTGACCGCACCAAATCGCCGCGCGCTCGACCGGGAGGATCGTGAATGAAACGCCGTCCTCAATGTGTCGAGTGCAAACTCGCTGACTGGAAAAGAACAGCGTCCGGTCGCTTGCATCCTTCCGGCGACGGGAGATGCCTTTGGCGATACCCGAACATTCCGCTGCCGATCAGCCAATATTTTATCAGCCTTCAACCAAGGCCATCAGGCGGGCACATCAATCGCAAGTCAGAATGGAAACAATGCCCTCGGTTTCAGAAAGTTTAGCCATGACCGACCTCGTTGAACGGCTGCGAGACCGCGACGCCATTGTCCTATCGGGACTGTTTTACTGCGGCCCTGTAATGCGCGAAGCCGCCACCGCCCTTGAGGCGAAGGAGAAGGAGCTGGATGCGTTGAGGGCTGACTTCGTCAAGCTGTCTGACATGGCAAAGGAGTCAGAGAGGCTTCGATCTGGAGCTTTAGAGGTTGCCGAGCAATGGCAAGCCCGCGCCGAGACCGCCGAGCGCGAACTTGACGTACTAAGTTCCAGCCACCGCGACCTGGCAAAGCGCCTTGCAGATATGGGGCGCGGGCGTGACGAGGCGAGAGCGGCGTTGAAGAAAGCTGAGGGCGAGTGAATATCATGGAAAGATGGGTGCCTTTGAACGATCACCCTGGATACTTTATCTCAGATCACGGGCGCATACGTCATGGTGATCGATTGAGAAAGTTGCAGTTAGACCGGCACGGCTACCACCGCATTGGTCTGCGTCTAAACGGGAAAGCGATCTTCCCGACGGTTCACAGATTGGTGGCTTTGCATTTTTGCGGGGAATGCCCGCCCGGTTACGCCTGTGCCCATCTAGACGGAAGCCGAACTAACAACCATTGGCAGAACCTAGCGTTCGTCACGGTCGCAGAGAACAATAGACACACCACAATCCATGGGACTCGCGCTCGCGGTGAGAAGCATGGTCGGCGGAAGCTAACCGAAGACGATGTGGTCAGAATTAGATCGACTTACGTTCGAGGTTCTTCGGAATATGGTTCATATGCGTTGGGGCGTGAATACGGCGTCGATCCCAAGACTATCACTCGACTTTGCTCTGGCGAGTGTTGGGGTCACCTCCGCGCCGCACGCGCGGTCATGGAGGATTAGGGGATGCACGAGTTCTATCAATTTATGGGCGAGCATACGTTCCTTGCGTTCATAAGCATCTGCTCGATCTACTATGTAATCAAGATGCCTTTCACGCTAACTAATCGCTATATCCGCTCGCGGAATATTCGAGCACGAGGCTGGCCTCCTGCGCATCTAGACGCCGATGGAGATTTTAACACAAACACTGACAGCAGCGGACAGGTCCGCCCATGACCGACCACGCGCGAGCCATCGAGGCCGGGGCTAGGGCAAAGTCCATCGTCACCGATGAAATGGTTACAGCCGCTATTGCGGCATACAAGGATCGTCGCCTCGACACAGACTCATTCCCCGATGTCCTGCGTTGCGCCCTCGAAGCCGCCCTCGCATCCGGCGCC